CTCACTCTGAAACCCATCTTATTGGTAGAAGTCCACCTACTTTCGGACATATTCTATCAACTAGATTTTCTACATCTTTCGTTATCTTAACTGGCAATTATTGTGTCCAGTGGAGATCAGTCGATCGCTCTGTAGAAATATAGCTAAAAGAATTCCTAGTCGTAGGAGTTAAACCTTCACCGCCGTTCCAAATGGAATGGTACATCGGTAAAACTTCTCCTAGAATCTTTTCTATAGGTTGATTGTATGACAATCGAGAACCAATGCGCCGCCTTTATTTTATTCAGGTAGGCACTTGGGATGATCAATCCCAACGGTTGGTTCCGGCAAATCAAATCGTCGAACTCCCTCAAATTGGTCATGAGGGAAAAGTTTCGGCGATTGAGTTCGTTTTTTGAAATCAGAGTCAAGAAGGTTATCAAAACCTTCAAAAGGAATGAATTTCTGTTCCGGTTCATACTTGAAATCAGGTTCAAAGAGTTGGCGACAACTTGAGAGCAAGTCAAAGTCCTGCAATTCATGCAGTGTCAGAGACTTAATCTCGTCACCAAAATCCTCGAAAAGAGGGTCCTCTGAAACCTTAATCAAGCAATGCACAATATGATCAATGATCTGTGATCGAATCCATCGGACATTTCCACTTCGGACAAAGACTACATTCATCCTCCTCTTTTTTAGAAGAGGAAGAGATGTAAGTCGAGTCTTATGGAATTGATCCAATAGAATCGGATCTAAATGATCCTTAATTAAACGATAGTCTTTCTTAAATTCTCCATGGTGGAGATCTGAAGAAAATCCTTCCAAAGAAGGTTCTTCAGCAAAGACTTGTCGTAAAATATTGAGCGTCTTTTCCGATTCATCTAAGCCGTCTAAACATTCTTGAGTTAAATCATTTTGAAACTCGGGAATAAAGACAGCTCGATAATCCGGAAAACCAGGAACAATTGGCGAAGATAAGAAAGGTTTCAAGAAATCTCTAAGGTAAACTTCATGGGCTAATTTTCGATCAACCCGTGAGAGGTCTGTCACCAGACCTAGACCTCCGAGATCCGTAGAAATAAAAAGAGAACGAGGTGTTTTCCTCAACTCCAAAATGTTTCTTCGGATAAATTCTTGATACATCTCGTCATGACAACCGAAATAGAATTGAGCTTCTTGGAAACAAAAACCAAGGCTCAATCCTGTTCGGGTCTGACAAGAGACCTTTCCTGTATGTTGACATTCTCCTCTCCAAAAGAGCTGAGAATTCACAGTACAGAATTCTTCGTCAATAAAATTCTTTCCAAGAGAGAGGGTTAAACCTACCTTTGGAGAGTTTGATCGCCATCGGGAAATTGTTTCCAGTTTTCCTTTGGCAACCACATCATCTCCATTGATAAGGTACTTCCCCTTCTCAAAACCTGAC